GTTTATATGTTCAGTTTAGCAGTGGATCCGGGCGCTGGATGGCGTGGGCTCCTCAAGTCACGCAAGTTCTATGGTTTGCTAATTGGATTGATCATCATGATCCTTGACATCTTTGGCATCGTATTGCCAGTATCTCTGGCGCCTGAAACAGTCATAGGTATTTGCGCTATTGTCGGTGGGTATATCGCATCGGTTGCGATCACCGACAGGGTTAGTGTTTGATGGATAGTTTAACTGGCATCCCTAATCTAATCGAGGGTGGCGCTGCCGGTCTAATTATCATTGTTGTAGTCATGTTCTTGAGGTTTCTGACAGAAGAGCGTAAGGCCAGGATCATCGAACATAATACAATGATGAGTTTCATCCAGGTACAGCGGACAGAAAATAACCAGGCTGTCACGACATTAGCGAACGCCTTATCCGCGGGGATGATCACTATAGCAAACGAACTCAAGTATCTTCTTGAGCAAGAGTCTATGCATCATCAGTACACTACCGATGCAGTTGGTGACATGCGCGCGATTGTATTTAACCGCAGGAAGACAGATAAGGTTTGATAGTAGGAGAACCAGTAATGCCGCAACGTACACTCAAACCATGCGCATATCCAGGATGTACCGTTCTTGTAAAGCGGGGCAGGTGCAGTGACCACGAGGTTGCTGATACATTCGTTCGGGATACAGAACGTCAGCGTTTGTATGGCAGACTCTGGAGACAACGCCGCGTATCATGGTTGGCAGAACATCCCTGGTGTGAGGATTGTAGGGAACACGATGTGTATCGAGCCGCCACTGATGTGCACCATGTGATCAGGCATCAGGGTGATATAGAAAAATTTATGACAGGACCATTGCAATCATTATGTCATGGTTGCCATAGCAGAAAGACAGTAACAGAAATGCAAATCTCCCGTAATAGGAGGGGTGGCTAAAATGTTTAAATCAGAGAGGGAAACAGCGCGAAGTGGCTCCCGCGTAAAAAAAATTTTCAATATGGGGAATTCGGGGCTACGGAGGGTATATGCCAGCTAGAAAGCCTTATGGGCTGATCAACCGGGCCGAAACCAAGGCCAAAAAAGCCGCTCGAGTCGATGGCGAGCAATCGCTGACGCCCGATAAGTCCTTGCCCATGCGGCCACCTGCCCGTCTGATGGGGCACGAAACCGCTGTCGCAACATGGCGGCGCACGCTCCGCACCTATGGAGAAATTGAGGCTCAGGTGGTTACCAGGCTAGACAGCGACCTGCTGGTGGATTACTGCATCCTGATGGAGCAGGTCCATGAACTGGATGAGATACGCCAGACGGCCTACAAGGTTTGGAAAACCATCAAAGCATCTTGGGCCAGGATCGCTACGACTGGGGATGCAGACGAGATAAGTAAAAAGGCGCAGGAGCTCGCAGCCGCCCTGTCTGAGATCGTAAAACTGGACGGTCGGGGAGACCGAAAGCGGGCGTTGCTTTTACAGCTGCGCCAATCTCTGTATCTTACACCGCGGGCCCGGGCGGGCGCCGCACCGAAAAAGAAAGAAGAGGAGCAACCGCTTGATGATATGGATATGCTCCTGAGTGGTATTACTGATGAGCTCAATAAAAAATGAACCGCAGGTACCTGGTTGTAATCCTGATTACTGCACTCCTTGGAGCCGGTGTTATGTTCGATGAGGCACGCGCACAGAGAGCTGTCAATTTCTTCGAGATGCTTAAGCATACGAAGGGACGCTTCTTTGGACAGCCGTTTGCGCTTCTCCCATGGGAAAAAGACATCATCCGCAAGGTGTACGGAACTGTGCATGAGAACGGGATCCGCCAGATCAAGTATGCGTACCTTGAAATACCTAAGAAGAACGGTAAATCGGAACTTGCTGCCGGGGCCAGTCTATACCAAACGTTCGCAGATGGTGAACGTAATGGGGAGGTCTACGGCTGCGCGGCCGATCGGGCGCAGGCCTCAATCGTGTTTGATGTGGCTGTCGATATGATTGATCAGATCCCCGCCTTGAAAAATCGCACGCGGTTGAACCTATCGCATAAACGACTGACCGACAAAGTGTCGGGTACTTTCTACCAGGTGCTAAGTTCCGAGGCTTTTTCAAAGCACGGCCTCGATGTAAGCGCCTGTGTTTTTGACGAATTGCATGCCCAACCCAACCGGGAGCTATGGGACGTTATGACGTTCGGTGCAGGTGACGCCCGTTTGCAGCCGCTTTGGTGGATCATTACCACAGCTGGTGATGACCCTGACAGAGTCTCGATTGGTTGGGAGCAACATGAATACGCGAGCAAGATCCTCGCCGGTGAGGTGATTGACCCAACCTGGTATCCAGTGATCTTTACGTACCCGGGTGATGATATCTACAACGAGCAAAACTGGGCAAAAGCAAATCCTTCGCTTGGGCATACGATCACAGTTGAAGCCGTACGCGAGGCGGCTGACAAAGCCAGGGAAAAACCAGCTGAAGAGCGGTTATTCCGGTGGTTACGTTTGAATCAGTGGACCACTACCAAATTGACGAACTGGCTTCCCTTGCAGTTGTTCGATAGTACGGTAGGGCAGTGGAATCGTACCGAGATGCTCGGGTTGGATTGCTACCTTGGCCTCGATTTATCGAGCACCACCGATCTTACCGCGTTGACTGCGATCTTCCCTCCCCAGGGTGAGGTACACGAGTGGCGGGTATTCTGGGATACATGGATCCCAGAAGAGAACATGAAAGAACGGGTATGGACGGATCACGTTCCGTATGATACCTGGGCAAAGAATGGATGGATCACTCCAACCCCCGGGGATGTGGTGGACTACAACCTGGTCGAGATGCGCATCCTGGAGCTGGCCAAGCTCTATAACGTGATCGAGCTGGACGCCGATAGGGCATTCGCGACCATGCTTCTGCAGCGCCTGGATAATGCTGGAGTAACGACGGTTGACATCCCTCAAACCTTTGTGCAGCTTACGGACCCCATGAACCAGACTGAAGTGCTGCTGAAGGAGGGGAAAATGACCCATGAAAATAATCCGGTGGCACGCTGGGCGTTTGGGAATACGTCAATCGCAAAAAACGGAAACGGGATGATCAAGTATGTCAAAGAGCACAAAGGAAAATCAGTTGTGCGTACAAAGAGGATCGACCCGGTTGCATCATGGATAACCGGAATGGCCAGAGCTCGATTTTATAAGAGCTCGTTGGATCTTAGTTCAGCAATCCTTAATGATGACTGGGGTATGTGATGCAGAAATATATGGACGATTTATTCTTGTTTGTTGGGTTTTGTTTAATCCTGATCGGGGTCTACAAGGTAAATCCCCTGTATGTTTATTTTGTTTCCGGGGTGATATGCGTTGGGATGGGTATCATCATCGGGATCAGTACCCGGAGGGATAAATGATTATAAATAATTTGTTTAAGAGATTTCAGAATAACCGGGCTGCTGAAGTATTAAACCTTCCAGAATTTATTGAAGCGATGGGAGTGACCAGCAGCTCAGGACAGACTGTTTCTGCGGAATCCAGCAAGAATATAAGCACTGCATACCGCTGTATAAACATTCTTTCGGATGATTTTGCGAAGATGCCGTTACAAACTTTTATCTCACGCGATCCTGGGAAGATTGAGCGTATGCGACCATCCAGTATGGCCCAGAATTTAGCCTGGTTACTGGAGTTATCGCCAAACCGCAGCATGACGCCATTTGTATTCAAGAAAACCATGATGCAATGGCTCCTCTCCTACGGAAACGCGTATGCCTGGATGCCCGCAACGTCACCTGGTGCGCGACGTGAAATCTTTGTACTGAATTCAGCGGCAACATATCCAGTTTATGACCGCGACGGGAACCTGTGGTATCAAACCACGTTCACAAGCGGTGAGACAGTATATCTTCCAGATGTGGAAGTGTTACACCTGTTGATCAATGCTGTGGATGGAATCAACGGGCGCTCGATTATTACGTATGCCAGGGAATCTATCGGTAGGCAACAAGCCGCTTATGTCACCCAGGGTAAATTCTACGCCCAGGGGCTAAACCCTGCAGGTATCTTAACTGTTGCGGGTGAGGCCAGCAAAGAAGCTAGAGAAAAAATCAGGCAGGCTTACCAGGAAGCAATGGGCGGAACCGCAAACGCATACCGTTTGGCGGTGATGGATTCAAAAGTTACGAAATTTGATCCCATCACGATGAAACCTGTCGATGCACAGTTCCTGGAATCAATCCAACAGAATGACCTGGAGATTGCGAATTTTTACGGTATGCCACTGTTCAAACTGAATATGGGTAAGCAAGCATACAACTCGAACGAACAGGCTAATCTGGATTATCTGCAAACGACCTTGGATCCATACCTGGTGCAAACCGAGCAGGCCGCAGCATTACGCTGGCTTTCTGAAATTGAACAAAACTATACCTACTTTCGATTCAACCGGGATGTTTTATTGCGTACCGACGCATCGACGAGGGCGGCTTACCTGGAAAAGAAAATATTTTCAGGGCAGCTTACTCCGAATGAAGCCCGCCAGATCGAGGATATGAGCGCTTATGACGGTGGAGATTATCACTATACCCCCGCCAATATGACTGCAATTGAATTACAAGGAGGAAGATAATGTCGTCTAAAAACCCAATGCGCGTGATGGATGGTACCGCGCGGCCATACGAGC